GGGGCCCTTCTCACCGTCCAACTGTGCCATGACCTTAGAGAGTACATTCACGTCCAGATCGGAGTGAGTGAACTGATAGAGGTCCCTACGGAACCAGTAGGGGAAATCCCTTACTCCTTTCGCATTCTTCCTAGGGTAATTGAGTCCTCCCAGACAAGCAGGAGCCCAAGGATAACGACCCTTCTTCATCACGGCGCGGATGACATCCCGCCGCAGGGTTCTAAGAACCCTTGCGATTCGCACACCTATAGCCTTGGTGTGCTTAAAATCGTCAAAGAAGAAGTCGCCTTCCTGGAGCTCGACTTGTCGGGTCTTCATATACCCGTCCTCGGAAGGGATGACCGTATTTACATATCTATATGGTCGTTCCATGCGAGTCTCCCCTGTAAAGATTTGGTGCACCAAAGGATCAGGCCAATCGATCCGTCCGTTGGAGCCTTTTTGTGGGAAGAGTATACTCTTCACGGGGCATTTAATAGCTCGGTTAAAGTATACGACTCCATCTTGGACTTCATCCTTGATGTAGAGATTCTCACAAAAGACTCCAGCAATGTCGGAGACGAACGTCTTGACTGGGTGCACACCGCTACCTATGGATTCGATACGTCGGCTATAATGCCGGAAATCGTCTGGGGTGATGTATGCCAACATATCATCACCGCATATCTTGGGACCATTTTGTGCCCGGTCCAAAGACCACAGGTTAAGGATACAAAGGAGAGTAAAGGAACAAGGTGTCCCCATCGGGGACCCTCTAAGCATAGGTACCTTGAGGCTGGGAGAGAACCCATCCCAGCCCTTGGACATAAGGTAGCTACATGCAAGGTTGTACTTCTTAGTGTTCTTCTTGTGTCCATCCAAGAAGTCACTTACTCTATACTCGGCGAGATGGGGGACACCCACACCGAGTGTATCGAGGAAGTAATCAACAACAACCTGCGGAAAGCCTACCTTGAGAAGACCATTACCCACTGCCCGGATCGCACTATGGGAGAAACCATCCGTAGCCTTCGTGAGATCTGCACTGTAGAGACGACAACCTTCACGGTTGTAGAATCCACAGGAGGTCATGTCACCATCCCTCACAAGAGAACAAGAAGGATGAGAGGAAACGAATGGGAAGATAATAGATCTTATTACT